CGCGGACTAGACCAACAAAAATCGGCAGGCATCTACGATCTGCTCGCCCGTCGAATGGCATGGCAATCGATCTTAATTCCGATCCCGCGTGAGGTGTTCACAATGAAGGGAAAAGAAACACATGCTGGTGAGTTATTCCTTGTGCCGTCGAATGTTGAGACGCGCAATATCGCCGAGACGATTTCAGATGTGTTCAGATTGAAAAAGCGACTGAATGAGGTTCGAACGATTTTCGACGTGGTTATCATCGACACCTCGCCAACACCGTCGTTACTCGATAGCATGGTTTACATGGCGACCGACTACGTGATCTATCCGACCAAATGTGAAGAGTGGAGCCTTGAAGGTCTTGACGACACCATTGAACATGTCGTTGAAGCGAGCGAGGTTCAGCAGAAGCAAGTTGGTGGTGAAATTCAACATATGATGATCCTGCCAACGATGTTTCGAGGCAACACAGTTGGTCATACCTACGCGCTTGAAAAACTCCAAGAACGTTATGGGGACTTGGTTTTTGAGCCTATTCACGAGAGAACAGCATGGGTCGATGCTGCCTTCCTTAAAGAGCCGATTTATGTCTTTGAGCCGTCGGGCAACGCTAAGCACGAGTTCGAGCCAGTGGTAGATACGGTTGAAAGGATGCTGGGATGAGCAGCAAGCGTAACCGGTATGCTAAACGGGATGAAGAAGGCGATACGCTACGAGAGACTGATAAGAAAATCTACAGCAGTGGTATCATGGATCAGATTGAGCAAGCATCTGCCGGGTACATTGCGGTCGAGCCAGTGGATATTTTTGCGATTGTCCCGGATCGATCTCAGCCGCGACGGGTATTGCCGTCGGTGATACGCGCTCAGTGGAATGGCAACCCTGAAACGTTGTCGGATATATTCGATTACTGGATACAACTGATCGGCGGTGAGCGCGGCAGCAACTTTGATCTCGGTAGCTTCATGAATGCCGGCACGGACATTCGGGATGATGAATACGAGTGTGGCCCATTTGAAACGGTTCTACTTGGGCTGATACAACTTGCTTCGTCTATTCATCGGCAAGGGTTGACCAACCCGATCACCGTTGTCCCGGATGGTGAGTTGTATCAACTTGAGACGGGCGAGCGGCGCTGGTTCGCCTACCACTTGCTCAACTTCTGGTATGGCGGCAACGACTGGCTGCGGATACCAGCCCGCGAGGTTCCACAACACGACATCTGGCGGCAAGCGACCGAGAACACGGCTCGTAATGACCTCAATGCGATTGGCAAGGCACGCCAGCTCGCTATTCTAATTATGGAGCTAATCGGTCGTGATAACTTTAAACCTTATCATGAGGCGGTGAGTGCCGACGGCTCGGATCGAGAATTTTATGCACAGGTGTCGGATGGCAACAAGTGGCGAATTCCGCGAGGCAAGGGTGAAGATTTGCTACAAGCAACGGGTTTGTCAAGTACGCAGATGATTCGGGAGTATCGAGCACTGCTTAGGTTGCCCGACGAGGTATGGCAGATTGCCGACGATTTTAATTGGTCGCATGGTGTTGTCAAAGGCTTAGTACAAGAGTCAAGGGGCGACAACTCGACCTTAATTGAGTTGGCAAACGTTGCTGCTGGTTATACCGTAGAAATTTCTACGGTAGACAAAGGTGAGAATGCGCGAAAGTTACGCCGTCCCGTGTGGCAACAAGGCGACTCGATCCTGACAGGTCCAGCATCACGTGCCCTTCGTAACATAACCAAGATGCGACAAGGTGCATATAATGTTGATGATTCGGTAAGGCAAAAGCTGTTAGAGGACATTGACCTTGCGATTCGCAACCTTGCGCTGCTCAAGGAATCGCTCAAGTAGATTGAAACAGGTCGGTAATTTTGCCGACCTGTTTCTCCCAACCTAGAAACCTTGTGCTAGACTCAAGTATGTCTTACAATATGCATAGGCTTGATGGAGCCTTGCCTGAACCTTGGTGGTGGTCACTAGGAGCAGGTGAGTGGAAGTTATTCTGTCAGCCTGATCAGGCAGTAGTCGGACTTGAGATAGGAACGAACCCTCGTCGGCCAGCGGGGGTTTTTTGTTGGAGCAGTTGCATTAGAACATTTATGCTGATATACTGTTTTTTAAGCCCGACTGAAAAAAGCTTCGTTTGACCCCCTATCTCTGCTCCAATTGACCACATGCGCTTCACACCCACACGCTGTTAGCGCAGCAGCGATTCAATAGACCCCAAGCGAATCTATACACACGCCTATATGAAAACCACTATTGTTGACAAACATGGGAATGCAGTACCCCCTGAGAACATCAAGTGGCTTTATGCCGTCTTGAACTATCTTAGCGGCAAACAAGACACTTATCGCGAAGTCGAGTCCCAGTTACTCCGCCGGGTTGACGAGCCGACGGAAATCATTGATGTGTCGCGATCCCCTCGTAAGTTTTCCATTGTCGAGCAGTTCCAGCACGACGTACAGGAGATTGCAAATCGTCTGGAACCCGACGGCACATATTATTATCCGCCAAGTAAAGAGAAGTTCTTGCGGTCGCCGGATGTCATCGCAACCGCAATGGTCGATTCGGGAATCGTCTGCGCCTCCCCGACCAAGGTCAGGGAGGCACGCAAGTTGCTTGGGAGATCGGGTTGACTTACCTAATTACCAATACCAGACTTTGCGAGATGGCTATCGCGCAAGCCGCTGCTCGTGGTGGAAAAACCATCAAGGGCGTGGGTAGTCGCGTGTTTGCTACTTACGACGACGCAGAGCGATACCTTGCCGAAAGTATTTACGGGAAAAAATTTTCGGTATGGAAGGTAATTGGTGTGGACTGGCAGACCGATATCGAAACGGATAACGACGGCACGCACCGTTTGGTGCGAGGTTCATTTAACCTTGAACGCCGCGAGCTGGTCAAAGCCGTCGCAGCGCAAACCGGAGTTGATATAACCGTCGTGCCGGCGACTGGCGAGGATGTGGGTCCGCAAACGGATCGGGCCGACGAGTTACGGGCCCGTGGGGTGTCGAGCCGGGTCAAGTCTGGGAGATCCTCAGTCGCACGAGTGATGGTATTCATCGTCTCATGTGCGGTGACAGTACGAGTCCTGCCGATATGAACACCCTTGTTGCCTATGAGTCGCCCGCGATTGCCTTCACGTCACCACCTTATAACGTTGGCGAGAGTTCACATCTCAATAGCCAGCCTGATGGTGCGGCCAGTAAATATGTCAACAACGATGACAACCTGACCGATGGGGATTATTTGAAGCTATTGATCGGGTTTACGACGCAGGCGCTGCGCCATTGCCAATACGCCATCGTCAATATTCAGAGTGTGGCGGGCAACAAACGGACACTCATCGACTACCTTCACCATTTCCGCGATCACTTTGCCGATGTGGCCGTCTGGCATAAAACGAATGCTGCACCGGCGATGGGTAAGCAAGTCATGAATTCACAGTTTGAGTTCATGTATCTATTCGGGCAGGGCGATCAGCCGAGCAGAGCGATCCAGACGGCTAGTTTTGCCCGCGGATCGGTGTCGAATGTTTACATGGCGGCTGGTAATTCACATAATGAATTCGCCGATGTTCATGCGGCGACGTTTCCATTGCATCTGCCGACGTGGGTGATTCAAAACTTTTGCAACCGCGGCGACGGCGTGGTGGATCAATTTTGTGGCACGGGGACAACCTTGGTGGCTTGTGAGCAACTGGGACGCACCGGGTACGGGATGGAATTGTCACCGGCTTATGTTGCCGTCATCTTGCAACGACTAACTGATATGGGCCTGCAGGCCTACCAACTTGACTTATAGAAAGGTTTACACCGGGTAGTGGGCAAACGAAGTGATGCGATCAAATTGAACGCCACCGAGCGGCGCGTTAAGGCCTTGGAGCTTCGCAAGCGTGGTGCGTCGTATCGGGATATCGGCGAGGCGCTAGGGGTAACCCACACGACGGCGGCGAGTGATGTAAAAAAAGCACTTGACCAACTCAATAAACAAGAGGCGGCGACGGCCGAGCAGTATCGACGGCTGATGGCTGAACGCATCAATGTAGCGCGGTTAGCGATTGCCCATATGGTGATGCAGGGTAACTTTATGGCAGTAGATCGCTGGTTGAAGCTCAATGAACAAGAGATCAAATTGTACGGTCTCAACGAGCCTGAAGTCCTCAAGTTGGGCTTAACGGATGAGACGACACAGTATCTCATGGAGTTGCAAGCCGTCATGGAAGCCAATGGACAGCATATTGGTGACTTCTTGCAGTTGGCACTGACAAGGTATCGTGCCAAGCAGGTTCTTCTTGGGCAGACGGTTAGTGGCGAAGAATCCGAAACCTGATTTAGTCGCGGTCGCCGCGGAAGTCGTCGACGATTTATTCGAACAATTTAGCGGGTCGCACCTATGGCAACCCCTCGACGGCCCGCAGGTAGCCGCTCTCGAATCCGAAGCCGATGAATTGTTTTTCGGCGGGGCAGCCGGTGGCGGTAAAAGTTGGTTACTCTTAGGGGCGGCCAGCACTCAGCACCGGCGATCAATCATCTTCCGTCGTGAGCTTACACAATTGCGTCAGCTCATTGACGATAGTCGCGATGTGCTCGACGGCTCAACGGCCCGTTACAACGGCTCAGATTATGTGTGGCGAGATATACCCGGTCAACGCATGTTGGAGTGGGGCGGGAGCGAGTATCCTAAAGATGTGCGGAAGTATCAGGGTCGAGCACACGATCTCAAAGGTTTCGACGAGATCACACACTTTACACTTGACATGTATCTGTACCTATCGGGGTGGTTACGAACGCCGATCCCCGGACAACGCACCCGTATTATCTGCACGGGCAACCCGCCGTCGGATGTCGAGGGTGAATGGGTCATCGAGTATTGGGGTCCGTGGCTCAACCCGGAACATCCTAATCCTGCCGAACCCGGTGAGCTGCGCTGGTTCACTCGTATCGACGGGGTGGACACCGAAGTTGACGGCGCAGAGCCGTTTGAACTTGAGATTGAACGCGGCGGTCAAACAATCGTTGAAACGATCTATCCGCGCAGTCGAACGTTCATTCCAGCCCGTATTGATGACAACCCGATTTATCTGGCCACGGGTTACAAGTCGGTGTTGCAATCGCTGGGCGAACCATTACGATCTCAGTTGTTGTATGGCGACTTCGGTATTGGTCTGGATGATGACCAGTGGCAGGTCATCCCGACCGAGTGGGTACGGTTGGCCCAAAAGCGCTGGGAGGATATTCACACCCTTTGTGAAGCGTTGGGAACAGAACGCCCCGATGTTGCCCAGCGTGCGCTGGGTGTCGACGTTGCTTATGGCGGACAAGATCAAACAGTAATCGCGCCGCTCTACGGCAACTATGTCGACCGCCTGATCAAGTATCCGGGCACAGCCACGCCTGACGGCCCGACAACGGCCAAGTACGTGCTGGATGCCCACGAGCCGGGTGCCAAGATTTACATTGATGGCGTGGGGTATGGGGCCTCGGCTTATGACCAACTCAAAGCGGTCAAGGGTGTCACGGTCATCTCAGTAAACAACGGGTCCAAATCGACCATGCGGGATAAAAGCGGCATGTTCGAGTTTGTGAACCTGCGCTCGGAAACCTTCTGGAAGTTCCGCGAGATGCTGGATCCAGAGAGTGGTGAAAACATCGCTTTACCGCCGGATCGGGAGTTACGGGTCGATCTGTGTACGCCGCGTTATAAGTTGCAGGGCGGTAAATATGCAGTCGAATCTAAAGAGGACATCAAGAAACGCATCGGTCGTTCGACCGACTGTGGAGACGCGGTGCTATTAGCCTTCCGTGACCAGTTCAGAACCAAGATCATTAGCCGTTTAGTATAGAAAAGGAACCTCCAGTGCCTCAATTAATCAGTACACTCCGGGTTGTTCATTATGCTATTGCCTCGCGTGCACGGGCTATTGCCTCGCGTGCACGGGCTGTTGTCCGCCGTCTGGCGTGTGCCGTCCTGCCGCATCGCGAATGGTCATATGGTGCCGGCAGCGAGGTCGGCAATTGGGCCGGCGGGATTGAAGTACCCGTCCTTGGCAACGTCGCTTTTGTTGACAAAGACGGCACGAAGTCGTTTCGGTGGTAAGCCGATGCCCGTTGTCTATTTTGGAGTTGCCACATTTATCATCATTTTGGTGGCTGCTGTCCTGTGGAATTTGATACGTACTCGCCGCGATTTTGGACAGTCGTCAGGGGTCGCATTTGCGAGGGGTGATCAATCAACAGGGGGGCAAAAATTCCCCCCTGTTGACATAGCAGGTGACAAGCATTTGCCGTCTGCTGTTCGTATGGACAGACAGATGTTGCCTGTCGAGCTAGACGGGGTCAAATATACCCTTCGTTTCAACCCAGATGCGGAAGGCTTTGTATGGATTGATCCGTGGACGAAAATCCACGTTGATACACTGAAGCAAGGGATTGAAGCATATAACGCCGCGGTAGTCCAGCCGCCCTTGTTCTATCGTTGGGACTACCGCGGGCCGTCTTCAGATTGCACGGAGTGCAAAAAGTTCAGAAGCTTGTAAATGTGCCAATGGGGAATGCATCAAGTCATCCACGTCGTTCGGCGCAACAATCCTTATGTTACAGACGGCTGGCATCCTATCGCGGTTGATGCCTGCATTGCTGATTACGTTCAGGCAATGAACGATAAAGGCATCGTAACGGTTGGCTGTTGTTGTGGGCATTTCAAAGCGCAGTCAACTGTTATTGTCGCACCCGAATCGGCCGACAGGATGCAGGCGCTTGGTTATGACTTCGAAATCGACGAAAACGGTAACTTGAAACACGTTATTGCACTCGCGTCAGTTCCTTAGCAACACAGTAATAGAATCAACTTTACGGGGAAAATTATGCAACTGCATGAATTGAGCCACGCGCTACAAATTGCCTTTTATGGATGCCTATTAGGATCAGTGATCATCTTTTTTTACTAGCGGCAGTGGTAGCATTTTATGATTGGCTACATCCGTATGATAAATACGGGCTGTAGACATTGCCCCATGATAACTTAGCTTATCGCGACTAAAGTACTTTGAAATCTATCAACGCCGAGTGGTCTCACAAGCTGCGCGGCGTTTTTTATTGAGGTGAATGATGGCAGTTAAACAGAAACCCCGACGGCGACCGACCAACAAACGCGCCAGCGCTTCGGTCGGACCCAAAGCCAAACCTGAAGGTCATATTACCAATGCCCAGCGGCAACGCGACCAACAGGCTCGCGAGGAACTGCGGAAGGCAGTCGATTCGGCAGAGCATCGTTTGTATTTGCTCAAGTCCGGGCAGATTAGCCACGACACGGCTTGTCTACTTACCAAACTAGCACTTCGTAAACAAGGATCGCGACGTAGCGCCTGATGCCATACGACACACACGAAAACGTCCGAGCAGCGCCACCTGCGTCAACCAGTCAAGTCGTCGCACGGTATTACGCGCCTGAGGCCTATATCCTGCGAGCGGGTCAAGAAGCCGTCCCGCTGCACAGTACACGCAATGCCGTCGCCAGTGCGTGGCGCAGCGAGCTGAGTAATGCCTATGGGTACTCGGATGCCGTCCTTGCTGCTGCGTACTCAGCAGGGGTGACTGGATGGGCAGCCCTCAATGTGCGGGCGACCCACGTTTCGCAATTGCCTATCATCGCGGCAGATATGGATCGCAATCCACTTGAGCATAGCCCGTTGGATACATTCATCGCGAAGTCTGTCCAGTTTATGTGGTGGATTGAGGCTAGTCTCCTAATCTGGGGCAAGTTCTTTCTTCGTAAGGTTCGCAACCGACACGGGTTCCCATCGCAGCTTGAATGGATCAATCCGCTTGATGTGACACTGCGAACCTACTACCACGACGGCAAGCATCATATTGCGAGTTTTCGGATTTTTGGCCGTCAGGAAGAAATCCCCCGACAGGATATGATTTTCGGGCATCTGTTTAACCCACTGGTGCTTAATGACGGCGTATCGCCATTTGAAGTGGTGATGCACCAGATCAATGCCAAGTACAACTTGATCCGGTATGCCGAGTCATTCTTCATTAATGGCACGCGACCCGACGGCTTGTTGACCTTTTCGGGTGGGGTGGTCAACGAAGATGAAATCACGAAGGTCGAGCAAGACCTCAAAGAGCTTAAAGGTTCGCGCAACGCTTTTAAGACGCTGATCGTCGCCAGTCAAAACTCAACAGGTGAATGGCGTTGGGAACCGATTCAGGCATCACCGGCTGATCTGGCGATGACTGACTTCGAGAGTATGCTCAATCGCGAAACGCTGATGGCATTTAATGTCGATCCGGTCATGGTGGGTCTATCAGTCGCCGCCGATGCACTCTCGTCCCAGAACACCTATCGTCAGATCATTAGTACATTCACCGAATATACAGGCATCCCGCGGGCTAAATTGATCTTGGGCTTTCTCAACGAGCAATGGGTCAAGAAGGACTTCCCGCTACTCGATGCGCCGATGCAGTTGATTCTTGATCGTTCCGAGATTGATAGCATCCTGTACGCCACCTCCGACCGCAGCCAATTGGCACGCGATAATGTCGAGTCCGGGTTATGGACCTATAACGAGGGCCGGGAACATACCGGGCGACAGACTATCGAAATCGTTGTCAAGCGTAACCCGGACGATGCCATTGCCGCATTTCAGGCCGGGTTGATAAAGCGGTCGCAGGCGCAAGTTGACATTGGTGCACCGCCCGACCTCACCGCCGACGGTTATGTGTTCGACCTTGATCCGTCCTATACCATGAACGAGCCACCGATATTCGGCTCACTCAATTTCCAACAACCGCCTAACACGCCACTACCGCCGCCAGCAGCAGCATCTCTGCCTGCGCCGTCAGGCGATGCCCCCGCTGCGGAACGTGAGGAACCAGCGCCGGAACGCACCACCGAGTTATCGGTGACATTGTCGCTGGCAAATCAGCCTGACCTCATTGGGTTGCAGCGCACCTTAATGCAGCGCGGCATTGAGGTGCGCTGGACAGAGCCAGATAAGTTCCATGTCACAGTGTTGCATATACCCGTTGCGACCATGACCCAGATACGCGGTTTCGTAGAAGCTGCTGCCGCCCAATTTGAAAACCCGCCAGTGTTATCGCTTGGTTTAGGGAGCTTGGCTAGCTTCGATAAGATTGGCGACCACGCCATTCATTTCCGCATCAAGAAAAATAACAACCTGATTGAATTCCAAGATGGTCTATATCAGGCTGCCGTTGTCGCGGGGCTGACTCCCTCGGCCTATTCAATGCCGTCGCAGTATAAGCCACACGTCACCATTGGTTATGCCCCTCAGAAGGTGAAACTCATACCCTTCGAGGCCAAATTTAAAGTGCAGCCGACGGCGATTGAGGTCAGTCGTCAAGACGAGCCCGGCGGTGACTGGGCGACAATCAAACGTGTAGACATGGAAGCCAATATCGCGCAGCGGGCAAAACGTACCGACAACGTGGTCAGCGAATTGAATGCATGGCTTAACCGGGTCAAACATCATGGGCACGAGTCCGACTTCACCACCAAATCCATCCCGGACTATTTGAGTAACTACGTCCGTGACGAGTTACGCGGCTTTTGGAATCCATCAGAGGTTTTCCGCGTTGCTCGCAACTGGATTCGCGCTGGCGAGCCACCCGAACCGATCGGGGCGACACCAGAGCAATACGAAGCCTATTGGCGCAACTTCGATGACTTGGAAAAAGGCATCGGTACAAGCTGGCTGTCGTATCAGCACGCCGTCAGTGGCGATCTGCTGAAGCAGGCGATTGGTGCATTTGAAGACGGCGATGCGGCTGCCTTCGAAGTTGCGCCCGAATTCTTAGGGGATAAATCGGCTACCACCAACCTTATTGATGCGTGGGTGGGTACGAAGGACGATCCCGCCGATCTCAGTCAAGTGTTACTGGCTGGTGCGGCCAGCGGTCAACAGGCGCTGGAACGAGAGACGGCAGCCCGTCCGCGGGCGGATGATGGATTAACACTCAATGTCGATTGGGAGTTGTTCTCCAAAGATGCCGTCGATTTCGTGCGTTCGTATGGCTTTAGCCTTATCCGTCAAATCAATACAACGACGGTCGAGAAGATACGCCGTGCGATCACCAAAGCTATCGAAGAAGGTTGGTCGCTGCCGCGCCTTGAGCAACAAATGACCTTTATCTTGGCAACGACCTCCACACCGACAGGGGCGTTACTTAATCGGGCGACTTCAATTTCTCAGTCTGAATCGATCCGGGCATTCAATGAGGGGGCCTTTGCGAGATGGGATCGGGCCGGACTAGAGGAAGCTATTTGGCAAACAGTCAGGGATACACATGTATGCCCTATATGCCGTCGGGTTCATGGCAAACGCGCCAACTTCCGTACCGGGTGGGCGATCATTGTTCCTCGTAAGTCGGGTGACATTAGAAAGGTCGTTACCTCGTTAGCCCATCCGAAGTGCCGATGTTTTAGGAGACCAGCCGCTTAATGGGAAGATCGCGCCGTGCATCAAGCACGATGGATGATGTTCAAAAAGTCTTCGAAACACTGATGACATTTCCGCAAGTAGTACGCGATGACATCGCGCTCGATGCCACTCACAAGATGGCGGTAGTTGCTGAGACGGCTTTTGCTGAGTATCCCACGCCGTCGGGCAAGCCACTGTCTAAATCTCATGAGTGGGTCAGCAGCGCTGGCAACACCATCACTGATAGTCCTTTCGTCAGCGAAAAGCAGCAGCGCGGTTTCTTCGCTGGACTGGGCGCAGGCGATGTTGACGTGCCGTATGTTCGTAAAGGGACGTTAGGAGCAAGCTGGACGAGCGATGTCAAGTTGATACCCGAAGGGGTAGCAGCCGTCGTGGGGACAAAAGTTCCCCATGCGCCACTAGTGATCGGTGACGAGGCGACCGAGCAAGCCGAATACCACAAAGGTACGTGGACACCTGTCAATAAGTCGGTGACGGCAATGCTCGGTGATTTATATAGCGTCTTTATCGACGCAGTGATTGACGGTATCAAACGCTTCAAGCAGAGGATTTAAAGATGCCCCCTAATGTCATTTTCAACTGGGATCCCACCAGTAACACCGTAACTATGCAGCGGTCCGACGGCGACAATAAGCCTTGCTCATGTCAGATGCGGGAAGCGCCGTCATGTGACCCGTCCTTATTTGTCCGATTTGATCCCTACAGTCGCGATACAGACAAAGACTGGATCGACGGCTACATCGCCGTCTGGGAGTCACGTGACTGTTACGGGACGTGGTTCAACCCCAATGATCCGCCCGTGATGGGCTTGGACAACTTACCCGTCGGCATTTGGTACGAACATGGGAGGGATCCAGAAGTCCAAGGCGAAATCGGCAAAGTTACCAAGGTGTGGACAGACGATAAGGGTATCGCCTTTAAAGGCTACCTCCACAAGGACTCGAAGTATTACCACCGGGTAGCTGATGAGATTAAACGACGCAAGCTGGCCACGTCGTCAGGAGCCGTCGATTACCTTTCTAAGTTTTCAAAAACAGGACAATTTCTACGCTGGATTATTGGAGAACTCAGCCTCACCAAGAATCCATGCGAACGCACCATGCCTAAGGTAACTCTCGGGCGTGAGACACGAAGCTTGGGGCTGATCTTTAACCGCCGCCATGTCAAGGGTAGCAATCAGGCTACCGACGGCGCGGCGAGTAGAAGAGCGTCATTGACGCTGGACAAACTTGTTAACCCATCAAATCTGGAGGGCAATATGCCAACCGTGGCAGAATTAATGCAAACGGGTACGGCAACCCCGGAAGAGTTGTTGATGGCACTCGCAGATGAACTTGGCGGTGTTGAAGCCGTCAAGCAACTGCTTCAAGAAACGCCAGACGAACCCTCAGACGGCATGTTAAGCCAACAACAGGGACAACAACAAGGGGTTGCACCTCTACCCACTCAACGTAACACCGATGGCAGCAGCACCAAACGCGGTGGTTCCAATGACGGCGGTCGCACCAATGGTAGCGATCCGAATCTGGGACTCGCGTTACAACTGCTGACTGCCGCACTTAAGCAGCGCAGTGAAGGCAATGGCGCTACCAATCCGAACACGGCAATTCAAAATGAATTCGCCATCCTGCGTGACGAGGTTACGAAGTTGCGTAACCAAATGATGAGTTCCACTGACACTGATGATGACCATGCCGACAATACTGGTGGCAGCGGCGCAGCGAGTGGTAGTGGCATCACCGATGTCACAGACTTGCGTTACGATCATCTGTCCACTCGCCACCTGATTTCCGGCGCACACTGGCATTACCTCCTGTATCGCGCTGACCGCGACGGCAAGGTAAAGCCCATGCCGAAACGCTTCTATGAAGTTGTAGCAGGTCGTGTCAGTGAAGAAATTGGCAAAGGTGCCAAGTTAGGGCGGCGTTCGTACCGGTCTATCGTGGGCCGTCGTGCCGACGAAATCATCAACACGACCCAAGCTGGGGGTGGCGCGGAGTGGGTGAAAATTGCCTATGATGAGAATATGTGGGAAGTCATCCGTCAAGACTCGATGTACCAAGAAGTCCTCAAACGGGGCATGTTGGAAATCGAAATCCCTGACGGCACGAACACATGGAACTTCTCAACAGAAGGCTCCGATCCGATCTTCTATGTTGTGCCGGAAACGACCGACATTGAATCTAACTCGAAGATTCCTTTGGCTCAATTGACTTCATCGAAGTACAGCACCGGGGAAAGAGACTTAAAAGTCAAAAAAATTGGCTCTGTCCTTTATTGGTCGGGTGAGCAAGACGAGGATTCGATCATCAATGCACTGCCGGAAGCGCAGCGCAAGATGGACGAGGCGTATCAAGATCAGATCGAATACCTCATGATTAACGGAGATACCGATCTTACGCTCAACACCAACATCAACCTGATTGACGGCACACCAACTGCAACTGCGGATGGGTCACTGCCGTCATATACAGCCTTTGACGGCTTTTTGAAATTGGCGCTTTTGGGTGCCGCAGGTGACAATGCCCGCGATGCAGCCGGCGCACTTGATGAAACGGATTATCTCGAACTCCTGAAGTTGATGGGAGTGAATGGTAAGAACGCCATCAAGAAGGACAAGATGATGTATATCATCGACAACTTGACCTACTATGCGACACTGGCGCTGTCGAAACTCCAAGACGCTGATACCCACAAGGCCATGACATTTAAAAATGGTGAGTTTGAGGGTGTCTGGGGTCGTACGGTATTCCCCTCTGAACAGATGGGACTCGCTGATGCCACAGGTGCTATATCCGGCACACCATCCAATAACGTCAAGGGACGTATCCTTTCTGTGCGTCCCGATCAATGGCGACTGGGTTGGAAACGCCACACCGAATCCGAAGTCACACGTTATCCCAAACAGGATACCACTGAGTTGGTGATGTACATCCGTGTTGGTTTGGCTTACCGTGACGCAGAAGCCGCTGCCGTTACCTACAACATCACAGTCTAGTTGTAGACAGCATTCAAGAGACTAATAACCCCATCGTTCGCGGTGGGGTTGTTGCTATTCAAGAGGAGATTTCCCATGGCAAGACTTAAAGTAACCGTCGGATATCGTGGTCGTCAGACGAACGAGCAATTCATTCCGCCGGGTGAGCATGAAACCGAAAGGAATCCGCTGGTTGCCCAGCACGCCGATTTTCTGGTTAGTACCGGACGGGCCCATTGGCTTGATGGTGTACCCCCGGCAGCAAGTACATCGGCGAACCAAACAGGCGACGGCGATCCTGTACCGCCTACGTCACCGGCCCGTGATGACCTTGCCGTCTTGGATGGTATTGGTGAGGCAACGGCCAACAAACTCTACGAGTTGGAGATTTTCACCTTTGACGATCTGGCTAACTCGACGGCTGAATTACTGGCTGCTAGCCTCGGCGTGGGCGTGGCGAAAGCCCAGCAACACATTGATACCGCTGTAGCCTACCTAGAAGCCAATGCCTGATCAGATCACCCCGATCCTGTTGGCATCCGAGTACGCCACCTACAAAAACAAGCCCTCATTGAATGCGGATACCCGCACGCAATGGGAAGCCGACATTTACGACTGCGCCGCCGCAGTACAGGGTGAGGGCTTTTGTAATCGACGTTTTGACGAGCGCATTGAGACACGCCTCTACACCCCATTGCAACGCCGTAATGGTGGTCATCTACAAGGGGTAAGCCTGCTGCTTGACGATGACCTGATGACGTTGACGACATTACTCAACGGCAATGGAGTTGATGTCACGGCGGCTGCCGTCTTGGAGCCACTCAATAGCAGTCCCGCGCACACGTTATGGCTTAACCCGGATCAAGCGCAGTGGTCAGCCCCGGCAAATAATACGCCGACCAAGGGAAGTATCTCGGTCACTGGTACATGGGGTTATCGTGGGCGTTGGGCGGCGCTGGGTGAACTCAATGCCGATGTTAGCGACACGAATACGACGACGTTCACGGTGCTTGACGGCACGCTTTACGAGTCAGGAATGCTACTGAAGGTCGGTAGCGAATACGTACTTGTCGATGATGTCACTGGTAACGACCTGACGGTGGTGCGTGGACACAACGGCAGTACGGCTGCCACCCATCTAAATGGCGCGACGATTGAGCGGCATCACTTCGAGCCACGTATTGTGCGGGCGATGAAACGTTTCCTTGACTGGGTGTTAGCCCAGAAATCCAGTCCATTTATTGGTAAAGCCCAGATCGGCGACTTCGAAATCCCGATTGACATGACTGAACTACCCAAAGACATCCAGCGCTTGTTCGCAGCGATGCAACGTAGTTCGGCACGTCTACGGACAGTGGGGGACTAAACCATGACGATCATGACGGTTGAAAATGCCGAGTCAGTCTTGATGGATCGCCTGATCGCCTACCATAAAGAGATAACGGGTATCAATCGTGTGTATCGGTATCCGCCGTCGATTGCGCCTGACCTCACAGATTGTCCGTTCGTATTTCATACAATGCGTGAGATGCCTAGTGAAATACCCAAGACCAGCGATAGTCCGGGTAGTGCTCCAATGAATCGGCGTATCATCGCCCATTTTTGCCGAGAACCATTTACTGCTGAAGCTGAAGACAGCGGTGATCTGGGCATGATGTCCATGAATCGTCTAGAGCCATGGTTTGGAAAGTTCAGGGGTGCTTACCTGCGGCGTGGTAGTTTGCGGATACAAGGTGGTATTCATCCTGATGTACCCGACCCACTGCCCGCCCTCAACCTGTACGACCTAACCTTCCGAGATAGCGGGATGATCACCCGACCCGTGAGTGGCACCATCTATCTAGGTATCGATTGGTTTCTCAACGTCCCATTAGACCTTTTTCGTTCTTAGGAGAATATCATGACTGAATCGATTGTTGGTGGCTTTTCACAAGCCTTGGTGTGGCGCGTCAATGCGCTGGGTCAGGCGATTGGCAATGCCACAAGTATGCTCCCTGCTGCTGGCTCTTTGCTACCAGCCTATCGCATCCCTTGGGTGTCGAATGCGACCCTTAACAAAGGTGAGTTGACGGCGGTCGAGTATTTCGAAAGTGATGCCGTCGGTGATCAATTGGCCTTTGGTGACACCCGTTTACGGAATCTACAAGTCACCCTCGAAACCGAAGATGACGGCTTTATCAGTTGGATTCACGGCATGGCGGTTGATACCGCCTACAACACCGAAATGCCGCATTATGGCACTGAAGGCACAGCCATTACGTTGCCGCAGATCGGCATCATGCTCACCCAGCAGGCGAAGAACGTGGTGACTGGTGCGCGGATGTATCGCCACTTGGTGACATCACTATCCACTGGAACGGCGACAGAGAGCAATTGGGGTTACCAAGCCAAGAAGACGATTGATCTGAACTTGATTGTCCACAGCACGCCGTACGACCTGCACGGTTATGCTTTTGCGGATATGGCCGTCAATGCCCCGAATGGTCGCCTCAATAGTTATAAGATTGTGACCGACTTGCCATTGGTGCTTTTCACCAATATTGGTGACGGCATTGCTCAAGCCTTTACGCCCGTCTACCTGCCGGCCAGCGCAGTGGTCACTGCCAATGCCACCCCCAACCACTTCGCTATCAACAGCGTGCCGACAGCTCCAACGTCCTTCGCGACAGACACAGGTTTGTTGACGAAGGCCGCCATTGGCGCTGCCGACGATGTGGAAACGCTGCTGTACGAAGTGCCTGAACACTTCCCACTCGCGGCATAAACTGACTGGTGGGTATCCACCAGTCTTTACGTTTTTTACCTGAAATCATAAAGCCAATAATCTGCTGAAGCAGGAGGAACTAAACCATGGCTGATGAATCGAAATTCACCTTAACCGAGGGCGATCCCCGTGTCGGGACCTTAAACCCCGACGGCTCGGTGAACACACGTCCGCGTAAGTTCATGAACGGGCAGCCGTATAATCGGGCTGTTGTCCACGCAACGCGACGGATCGGCAACAAGTACTGTATTGCCTTTCCGGCGGGAGTGCCACAGGAAGGCGAGTATAAAATCCTGCCTGCCAAGAAGTCGTCCACCCCAACGCCGCCGAGCGCCGCACCAAGCGCCACGTCCTCATCAGGTAAGACCAACAAGGACAATGGTTAATGGACAGCAAATCTAAAGATTTGGCAATCCTGCAACCAACCAACATTTTCACGGTATCTGCCTATGAGGGACGGCTCTTGATGACGTTTGAGCCAAACTCAATGCTCAAGCGCATCGCCGCTAAGAAAATGGCCGAAGATCTGCGGGCGACTCTTAAGACCGATCCGGCTTATGCCAACGGTGTATTTGATGAGATCGAAAATTACACCGATTACTTCAGTCTATTCTGTGTAACATTCAATGGCTGCGAATGGCATCCGAAGGGCGACGAACAACCCGGTCTGGTCTGGTTGGCCGATAAGCTTCAAAAATGGGGCGACATGACCCAAATGGAGCGTTGGGCGGTGCGGATGGAAGCCGACATCTCCCAATGGGAGGTCATCATTAGCGGCTTCTTAGATCAGCGCGTGACCAGTATCCCGATTGAGAGCCGTCCGGCGGAACTCCTAACCGACGAGGAGCGAGTGCAAGCACTCAGCCCAAAAGTGATCTCTTCCAACGACGATGGGGATTCCAGCGCGAACAGTTAGCGATTGGTACCGACTACGCCAAGATCATCGTCCAGCAACGTGACGACAAAAAACGCCCTCGCAAACTCATCCCCCCGGATGAGATGAAGGGCGGTTTTGGTTTCTATTATGGCAGCACCATCGCATGGAAAGCCTTTGATTACAAGATGCGTTATGGTGTGGAACCCAAAACGCTCGATGAACTTTTTTACCCGGATCATATGCTTCAGCACGACATCGATAAGACCGAAGGCATCGTGCAGCATATCCTTGACAAACATGAACAAGACGGAGCCTTTTAGCTAGTGGGACGCATTCGCGGTAGTGACAACACGGTCGAGGCCAACATTGACCTTGGTGTTGTCGGTAGTAAAGAAACCCAAAAAGAACTGGCCCAGACCAACGCCCTTGTCGGACGCATTGGCAGCGAGATCGATGCCTTTGCCAAGAAGGGTGGTTTCGGACGGCTGTCAGTGGGTACCGAGCGTGTTCGGGCTTCTGAGACGGCGCTCGCCTCGCTGGGTTTGCAGCTTGAGAAAAACGAGTTAAAGGCGCGTGAGTTACGGGCAGAGCTGGCAAAACCTTCCGATGAGTTAACACGCCCCTACCGGGATGTGCGCGACGAACTGGTTCAAGTCGAAGATACGGTTGCCAACCTACAGGTTCAGATCGCCAAGATTCCAGTTGAGTTACGCGAGTCGGGACGGGCCGCCATTGGTTTTATAGGCGACATTGATACTGGCGCACAAACGCTGGCAGGGACGCTCAATAGCATTGGTGGGGCCGGCGTAATTGGCCGCCTAACCGGTAGCGCTGGTGGTGCGGGCGGGTTGTTGGGTGGTGCGGCGAGTGGATTGTCGATTGTTGGTGACTTATTTGCAACTGCCGAGCAATTGCCTATCCTGTCATCCGCATTCGGAACCCTCAACCAAAGGTTCCGCGAAGGGATCAAACAGAGTGGCGGACTAGGCGGCGCGATCAAAGATTTGTGGTCTAATGCCAGTACAGCATCCAAAGCCATCGGTATTGCATCCGTAGGAATGCTGGCTTTAGAGGCAGCTACCAGTTTGGCGAACAAGTCCAATCGGGAAGCTGCTCAACGCAATCGCGACATTGCCGAAGCAGCCGGTCGCGAAATTGAGTTACACCAGATGTCGGCGGAGGAATTACGCGATTTAATTGAACAGCGCGAACGGGATATTGAGGTTCAGCAGGCCGTCAAGAGTAGTTATGAAGCCCGATTAGGTGCTGAGTCCGACATTTTAAATGCCAGCCGCGAGATATATGAGGCACTGCCTGTTGGGGGACTATTCGGCGATGCCGAACTGACTGAAACTCAAGAGGACTTGGATGCGGTTAATTCCGAAATTCGTGGTATGCGAACGGAGATCAATGACGCTCGCGATGCATTGGTCGATATTGAAGCAGCCGAGCGTAGACGCAACCGACAACTCGAACTTGAGACGGCAGAATTAGAACAGCAGGTCGCGGCAGGCGAACGCCTATTAGCGGTAAGCGGTGGTATCGCGGCAGAAATAGACAGCTCCATCAACTGGATGCGGCTGTACCAGCAGGGCGCTGATGCGGTTGAACAAGAAATCCAACAGCTACAGCAGCGCCGTCAGGTCACTCGCACGGTAGTTACCGAAACTTTTGGTGACCTACTCGCCGAGTTTGAACACCAAACCGGCCGTCTTGCCCGTGATGTTAATCTTCAGCTACAGGATCAACTCGGTCGTGATCTGGACTTCAGAGAGATTGATGACATCACCTTGTTTCTTGCCGAGATTGAACGGCAGGCATCAGTACATGGTGAGTTAACGGATGCCCAACAAGAGTCAATTGACCAAGTTCAAGCATTCATTACCGAAACCGATAATTTAAACGAAAGCATTGTCGAGCTTAATGAGCAGTGGTTGCCGCTTGCCCAAGCTGCCGATGACCGAACCCAGCAGCTTGCCGATGAGGAAGCCGCCCTTGAGCGATCTAACCGACGACTTGAGGAACGAACGGCACTTGAAAATAAATTAGCGGATGCCCAGTCCGAGTACACCGACTTCCTTGAAAAACGTGCTATCGAGGAAACCCGCCAAGCGGAACGATCCGGTGTCGAAGCTGACCTGCAAAACCACATCACCGCGGCCAAGGATCGTGAGGCAGCGTTAGAGCGACGGCAACAGCTCGTCAAACTCCAAACGGAAACAACCGCCCGCGAAAAAGAAGCGCTCAAAAAGTCGCAGGACGAACGGATCAAACTCACTGATAAATACCAACGTGAGAGCGAACGCGACCTCCTGAAATTTCATCGCCGTCTACAAGACATCGAAGAGGACAAAAACGATAGCTTGTTTGAGGCGGCACTCGATAACGATGTGGCAGCCCTTGAGCAATCTGAACGCCAGTTCGATAAACAAGAGCGGCGTGAAAAACGCAGCTTCGAGGATCAAGCCAGCGAGCGTGAGCAGCAACTTAATCAGGAGCTTCAGGAACGCCGCCAACAATCCGAACAGCAGGTTCAGGAGATTCGCCAACAAGGACAGGAGCGAGTCAAGGCCGAGCGCGAGACCGGGCAGATCGTGCTCAAGGAATCACAACAACTGGAGCTTGAATTACAAGCCACCCGTGATAAGTGGCGACAAGAAGATGCCATGCGCCAGCGCGAGGCACAGGAGAACGTTCATCAACAAAGGATTGCCCAACTTGCCGCCGAGTTAATCGGCATCAAATTATTGCACATGGGGGCCATTGAGGCCACCAAGGGTATTGCCAACCTGATCACAACAACCGTAAAACTTGCCTCTGGCGGAAGTCTTGGGCTGCGTAATACAGGGAGTTCGTCAGGCCGTCGGCAAAGCAGCAGCGCCAATCGTTCCGGGCGTAGCGCCTTTGGTTTGAGTTTCGCTGACGGCGGTATTGTTCGTGACCATATTAAAGCCGAGATGGGCGAAGAGACCCCCTTTAAACACGAATTAATTCTGCCCTTCAAACCCAGTGAGGGTTTAGAGACTGCCGTCAAGCGGGCCGGTATTGCCCCGCCCTCAACCAATGTGAGTGTCAGCGCCCCGATCAGCATCACAGGTGTGGATACCAACAATATGGCAGCTCTTGAAAATCGCCTCAATCAACATGTCCAAAAGATCGGCGACATCACCGTACAGGTGGTACAACGAGTCTTGGAGCGCGAACAATAATGCCTACTCAACGTGGTCGTGATCAGGCCATCAAAGCCGGACTACATGATGTTGTTGACTTCACCGACGACGACATCATCCGCAATTTCCCTTTACAAAGTGATATGGATTTGCGTTTCCGTTGGGCAGCACCGGATATGCGTTTGGCTCCGGGTATCCCCCGTGTGCGTGTCGAACGCTCATTTAGTGGACACTCCCGCAACTTAGGTACTTATTTCTTTGATTGGGGATTTGGCAACTTCACACTGGGCATGACGACCTATTGGTTCACAACGTTCTTGCCGTCGGGCGTTCCCAGTGCTGCCATCACGGTGCGAACCTATGACCGTGATGGCAACCCGGTCTACCTGCAATGCATCCTACATGAACCTGCTGACTACCCGATTCAAGAAGGCGGGTATCAGAACGTCTTATTTAGTTTCACCGATGGAGTCATTATCACGTGAGTTATGTAGCACTTAGCGGGGGCGAACTAGCCAGTCTGCGGGATCGGGCCGAGCGCCACAAGACGACGTGGTATCTCACCATTATTCCCCAGTCGACGGTGGCCACGGCACAGGTTAATCAAGTCGCCTTTACCCGTCCTTTAGCTGAACTCGCCGTCGATAACACCTCGGCGGGTTGGGGCAGTGTCAATAAAAACATGACAGTGTGGCTGGGTACGACGGCAGGAGCCAACGACGTGGGTATCCACCGGGTACGCAAGACTCCCGCAGCGGACACGTTATATATACAGGAATTATCGAACGGCGATTTTGGCCTCAAACCAACGGGCTTACTGCAATCGCTAGGTGATAACCTACACGTCACCATCATCAATGACTATAACCTCTGGTCGGTCTTTTCACGGATTGTCTACTTAGACGGCAGTGGAACATTTTTCAAAGACTACGACATTGTCTACGATGACCAGAACAAAGACAAGCCGCCGCCCGTGCTTAAGATTGGGCAGCACATCGCCGATTTCGTTGACCCGGACACAGGATTATTGACGGTCTCTAAGACGGCAACTGCCCTGCCATGGCTGTCGGAAACAGTATCGTCTTATAGCTGGGACATCGATGACGGCTCATTTACCGTCGGTAATGCCGCATCACAATCTTGGACGGCGACGTTTCCGGCCGGGCATCGGGTTATCAGTTGCACGGTGACTTTATCGAGCGGGGCTACCATCACGGCTCAACGCCATGTGTATGCCCATAATAAGACGACCTATGCCCCCATTGAAATACGTGACTTTAGCTCGGATAGTCGCGGTCGAGGTGGACGGCGAGCGACGGTTGATTTATTTGATCCGCTGACCAGTTACGACCTGCCCAATAATGCGATGGTGATCCTGTGGTCAACGCCGTCGTGGGGCGGGAACGATATCGCCTCAGCCAGTAAACAATTTGTGGGCTTTGCCAAGACAGGTAGCGGGGGCATCGCCGCCATCGACCGTAGTATCGACATCACCACCAGTTTTGAGGTTGCCAGTCCGCTCGATATCCTCAAAGATACCGTCTCTTACTCACAAGCATTGGTGGTGGTTGACGAACCCACCAAGTGGACGGAGTTTGTGGCAGGCTTATCGACTGTCGATTTTGTCGTTTTTTATTTGCTCTACTGGCACTCGACCTTGCTCAACCTATTCGACTTCGAGCCGTCGGGCATCACCCACACTGCGCCTGCGTGGAAAGTATCGAGCAACAACTTTGTCGATCAGCTAAATGAAATCGTCGCACGTATCAGCGGGGAGGTCACACAGGAAAGCAATGGCACACTACGTATCATTCGCGATCCGCTGCGCCTGAACCCGACCGAACGGGATGCGCTCATCGAGCGTATGGTGCTGACATCCCAAGACGGCAAAGCTGCCGATGTACCAAGCTTTCATCTACGACCGGTTGTTGGACGGGTGCGAGCCAATGGACTAGTGTCCGGGTTAACCCAAAGCGTGGTGCATTCATTTTCACCGGGGCGTGTGACAGGGCAGGCGACACAAGAAGTCTCGCTGCTGAATTTATTGCCTGTTGATCAGGACGATTTGAATCGGATCGCGGCGGACGAGCTGGCCCGTCGTAATAATCCCTACGGGCGAATTACCTTTAACTGCGTGGGCAATTACGATGTCATTGAACCTGCTGCCGGGTATTGGGTGAACATTGACGTAGACGCTGATGAATCACCAACAGGTGAAGCGATTCAACGCCGCTGTGCCGTCATCGAGGTATCCCTCACCCATGACGAAAATGGGGTGGATATGACAACCTTCACCCTAGAGGGAGAAGCAAGTGGAGTCAATGCACCGGGTGAGACGATCATCTACCCACGTGACAATAGCGCGGCCTCATATGACTTCGACGGCACCTTTTATTTTTCCTACGATTCAGACCTGCCGTGGACGTGGCCGACCGATTGGCTCGAAGACATCTACCAACCTCAGAGCGAGGAGACCGAAGGCTCAGTCATCGCTTATTCAAACTCAGCACTGGGGCTGTCGTACAGCCGGGTTGATACGGCATGGCATCATCTTTACACCGTCGCCGATCTGTTAAAAGATTTCATCCTTGATCCAGCTAGCCCACGCCTGACGATTGATCCAGCGGGCAAACTTGGTGGTTTTGTCTTGGATTACGACACGGTCGAGGAAGAAACAGTACTCAAATATTGCAATGATTTATTGGTTGCAAGTCCTGTCTTTGAGGACAAACAAACCATCGACGGCGTATTAAATTTTTTCCGTCCGGTGCGCGGCTCTGGCGGTATCCTCGCATTCGGATCACAGACGGGCAGCCCGGATTATTACATCGGGGCCAAATGCGATACCGTATCCCTGACCGGGGATGGTGTTCCGTTTTGGGTCGATGACTGGGGCGTTGTTCCCGTCGGCGGCAATGACGACAAGATACATGGGCTTAAGTTTACCGTCACCCTTGATGGCGCAACGGTTGTTGTTCGTAACCGATCTTCATTGGGCTCGGATAATCCGACACCGGACCCGGTATTGTGGAACGTGGGACCGGAAGGTAATTTGGTTGACATTTATGATGCCGACGGCTTTATCTTTGCCAACAATACAGTGTTCGCTGCCGTCAGCATGAGCGAAACCCAAGTTGGTGACTTTGTCGAGTGGGACACTTTCTTGCCCGCGACAGAAACTAAAAATGCGGGCTTCCGGCGTAATAAAGATACGGTTGGTACGACCGTCATCGACCTGTATCCAATTTATTATGGTGACCCAAATGCTGGTGGCATCCTTGTTTATACTGACGATCAGGGTGATACCATCAGCACGGCAACCTTTGGCGACGGCACGGGCGTCGATGTGGCTGACTGTGACGACTTCGCTGGTGGAGCCGTCTTAGCTGCCAACGGACCCGATCTTGAGTACGCCACCGCCTATGATGGGGCATTCAGTACTGCATCGGGTTTGGATGCAGGTAGTTCCTACTTTAGTTGTCTGCGAATTCCCTATCGGCGGTTTAGTGATTCGTCAATATTCAACAACGACGGCAACGCGCTCGAATTTATAGCATGTTTCCACGCTGCAGATGGTGGGGTGACGATCCAGTGGGGCGAGATCGATTTAGCAGACGGCAGCGTATCCAATCTCACCGACATCACACCAGTCATCTCGTCGGTAACTTATGCCGTCATGGATGGCCCCAATACATTAGAGACCTTTGGCGGCAACCCGAATATCATGCGTTGTTTAGCCCGTGACGAATCCGACGAGGAAGCGCCGATCAAATTACTTTTCCGCGATGAGACCGGCGCATGGATGATTGTTCAAGAGGATGTTGATTTGACCTTCTTGCACCACACAGGCTTAAGCAGTATGTGGTTGACCGGACAAGACGGCATTTTCTTCTCCAGTGATGGTGGGGCCACCCTAAAGAACCGGGCCGGGGATTTCACTGTTGCCATCAGTGACTTCCCCGTGAACGGCATGAGGTTATTTTAATGGGTAGGCGTAGTGACCTTGTGCCAGTGCAAAATATTGAGCAAACCCTGATTCAATATCAACAGGCGTTGGAAGCATCGCTCACGCGGTTGGTGCGCCAAGTTGGCACCACCGGCCAATTTGAGGCCATGTTAGGTGACGGCAACGGACGCATTATCGTGCCTCAAGCCGAACAAAGCTTGCCTCGCACCTTCTTTGTACGCAAGGTCGATAATTTTAATAATCCTACCGACGTGCTCGAAGCCGTCAACGAGTGGGACGGGCTGGTGTATTCCAACAACCAACCTGAAATTCCGGTGACTTGCGCTCGTAAAGCGGGTAAGCCCTATGTAGCCATCATCGGTCCGGGTGATCCGATTACCAGTTATGCCGTCGCAGGTAATGCCACCAACCTACAGTTTGAGTTATTCAAAGCCAAACAGGTAACCATGTCGCAGGTTGTGGAACTGCGACTGATGCCGGGTGACGGCACCGAGATCAAGGTCAGTGAGGGTGCATGGTGGGTGGGCAATACGCTTTATTACACCCATGAAAAAGTCTTGGGCGATCTGGCTTCCTACATACCTGTCACCGCAGGCAAAGCCAAATATGTGATGGTGGGAATTGACATCGCAGGTACCATGCAAGTCACCGATGGTGATGAATTTAATATTGCCGCTTTACCGCGACCTGCTGAAAGTGGGGTCAACACGGTGGCCGAAGGTGTGGCTGGTTTAGGTCATGTGCGCCTGCACGAAGGACTGACACAACTTGCCAAAACCGACATTGTGCCACGTCACGCTGCACCGCGAATAATCGGTGCTAACGACGGCATCTACGCAGGCTTCTTTGGGGGCCGACTGACACCTGTATCCGGCGACCCGACTCCGACTGCGGATCAGACCGCTGTGACGACTGTATATTGTGCGCCGACAGACCAGGACGGCAACGCACTGGATACCGGGTATGCCAAGCTGTTTAACACCACGCTTGGCGAGTGGCAAACCCACCAGTGGGAAGAAATCAGCGCGAGTGTGCCGAGTACCACCAACACACCTTATGATGTGTTTTTCTACCACGACGGCGCGGATTACCGACTTGAATTTGTGGCGTGGACAAACGACACCACGCGGGCCACCGCACTTGGCACGCAGGACGGCGTAAAGGTTATGGCGAGTGACCACTCCAAGTTATGGATTGGTAAAATTCGCACAACGGGGGTGAGTGGACAGACTGAAAGTAGCGCAACGACTCGGTATATTTCAAACGAGTACAATCAAGTGCAGTTGCGACTGTACTTGCATGATGACACGAATTTGTGGACAACAACATCAACTACTTTCGAACAATTAAGAGGTCAGACCTCCAACAAAGTGAGCTTCATTCAGTCAAGCCGTCCAAAACAGGTATGGCTATTGGGCGGTTTCAATACCTTCAATACCGCCGCAAGCACGTTTATCAGCGTTGGAATTGATAGCACAACTGTTTCAGCCGCCGATACCTTCATCGGCGGCGGCGGTACAAGCACACTGATTACAGCAATGTTTGCCTATCACCAAATACCGAGCGAGGGCGAACACGAAGCGCCTGTACTCCAAAAGGTGCAGAGCGGAACAAGCACCATATTTGGCGACAACGGCGCGAGTGTAACACTAAAATCAGCAATGACAGGTCATGTCTGGGGATAATGAAATGCCTGAATACGTATTAGAAAATGTCGAATTGGCGGATGGAATTGGGGCCTTAGCACAACTCCAATCTGCACTTAACGAAGTTGCAACGATAAGCAGCCTATCGTTTAGGGACGGCGTATTAACCATCACCACAAACGTAGCACTGACGATACAACAACAACAGGACGCACGAATAGTTGTTGATACCGTACGAGTGAGTTGGTTGGATATTGCAGCGGGTGCAGAGCAGGCGTTTGGCGATATCCCGAACTGGGCGCATTGGACAATCCAGCAGGGATTGACATGGCACGATGGCAATATCAAGACAGTCATTGAGCAGTTACAAATCGACGTTTTGGGTATCACCAACCTCGCAACAGCACTACCCGTCATACAAGGTATGTTAGACGTTATTCAAGTCATGGCTGCTGAGGGACGCGCCGAAGGTTGGGGTGTTTTAGCATTACGCAATAAGGTATTTCCAAAGCTTCAGAACGGCGAATGAAGGAGTCCGCGAAGATCACTGGTTTGCGAACATAACATCGCAAACAATAGCTCACCCACACATTGGGCGTATGGGTGAGCCAAACATATTATAACACGCCCGGAGAGGCAGAGAATGACATTGCAGGATTGGCTAACTGAAACATTGACGCAACTCCCTATCAGTGTTCTCACGATTGTTGGAGGCATTATCTTGTTGCGTTATTTTCACCAGCAACGGATGGCGGAAATCAACGCCGCACGCGAGTCCGAAAAGTCGCGTGCGGAAGAAAAGAAATCGGATACTGATTCGTTAAATAACGTCATCCAATTAGCCGCCTCAAGTTTTGCGGCCCAGAACGATGTATTACGTGGCATCCAAAGCCAAATGGGCGTTATCGCTAACACACAGGAACGCACTGGTAGTGTACAAATGGAGTTGGTGCAACGCACACAGAATCATGGGTCACTGATCTCTGAACATGAGACCAAGGCGGCGGGTCGCCATGAGGCAATTGATACCAAACTACAATCCTTTCGTGGGGAACAAAATGCGTACCTCAACGTCCTTGACGGGAAGGTGAATAGTATCCAGAAAAGAATTGATGAATTTCCTAATCTGGTGCAGGCATCTACTGATGCCCTCTTCGATAAACTGAGACCAACCTTATCGGCATTGACAGATAGCCTTAAAGCACTGGCAACTGCCGACGAACTGCAAATTTTAACGGTGAAGGTAACCCACTTCATTGAGGAACAAACCCAAATTCAAGACCTATTAAAGGAGATTAACGATGGAACAGATCGTCCAACGAATACGGGAATTACGCCAAACGATAGTGCAAAGCCCAATCCTGAGGCCGGTGATAACGTTGCTTGACGATGAGGTTGTTTTAGGTGCAGTCGTCACCGTGTTGGCTGCCTACTTCGTCGCCTATGTCGATATTGTTTACGCACAGCTTTTCGTCGTCCTCATTATCTTTTTTGGCATGACCCTGTTTGGGATGCCGTCCGGTCGAGAGTATATTCGGAAAAACGCCCGCGTCATCGGAACAGCCCTCCAAAAGGGGATCGACCAACTAGAAGCCCGCACGGGCTACGATATTCCAGACCCAGTGGAAACGGCACTCGTGAATGCGGTCATTGCCGAATTGGAAAAGCGCAATGACGTAATCTTGGACAAACAGAACGAGGGGAGTAAATAAACAATGCCTGTGATTTCAAAGCAGGAGATTATTCATTTTGAAGACGGCTCCAGTCAAATCATTGACATCTGGCCGCTGCACACCAATCCTAAACCTGACCCTGATCCCGATCCGCCAAGTACCAAAAAGGCGACGGTTGAGACCTTGCTCAATGTACGCGAGTCGCCAAGCGGACAGGTTGCCCAAACAGGCGGCCTCAAGCAAGGTGAGGTCATCGACGTGGACGCTGAATATGTCGATTTGCTCGGCTATCGCTGGCGCGGTATCCAAGGTGACCATCAACATGCCGGCAAATGGGCCGCCGAAGCGCCGATCAATGCCCCCGGCGAACCCGACTATGCACGACGTTATATGTCGGTCGAGGGAATCGATTACGGGGGTGGTAATGGTGGCAGTGGTGGCACGAAACCGTCAGGCAGGTGGAGCTATACCGATTTCGTGATGGACGGGCAAGTCGTACCGACCTTCACCAAAGACGGCAAGATACACCCCATTCGCATGGCCAACATGCGACCGCTGGCCTTCTTGGGTAAGGGCATTGAACCTTTCCAACACTCAACGATGCATTATGTGAACTTCACCCTTGATCGGTTGAAGTTCCGCAACGCCTTCAATTGCATTCGTCTGTATGCCCCGTTGCGCGGACACGATGATGAGTGGTTGATTGAGCGCATCCATGAAGCCCTGAATTTGCTCGAAGGCCGTCTGACTGCGTTTATCACCTTAGTGGATTGTGTCTATGGCAGCGATGCACCGCATCACTTTGAGGAAGACGTGCCGTTTTACCGCAACGGCTATATCACGCCCGAATACTTCACTACCAAGCAGTATCGGCAGCGCATGTTGCCCTTTGCCCAAAAATTGGTGAGAGCACTCAAAAGTCGGGATGTATTCGCTTATGGGGTTGCCAACGAGATGACGACACAGTATCAAGGCAAGGCCACTGACGAGCAACAAGCGGCGGGTATCAGTTTCTTGCATGAGGTCGCCGATATGATTCATGCCGAGGATAGTGACGTTCTGGTCACGCCGGGCTTACTCAATATCGCCCATTTACACAATGGGAACGGCCCGATGCGGGACTTGTGGGAGGCGGTCTACGACGGTCACTTCGACTTTGCCGGGGTTAATTTCTACGAGACGGAGGGGCAGGAACCCGGTGCGCTGTGGGAAAACGAACAAGAGGCTCGTGACTACGACCTACCATTCTCGCGACTGGATCGAATCCCGATCATGGGTACAGAGGCATGGCGACATAATCTGAACCCGCACGGCACGGCTGCGGTCAAAGCCAAGTGGGAACAGTGGAGTTACATCTACAACGTTGAGCTATCACCATGGGCTGCTTATTTCGGACCCGATCATAACGCGACCTCGAAGGACGTAGGGTGGTCAAGCGCCTTCGATGACCAGTGGGAAAGTTCGCGAGTATTTTTTAGCGAAGAGTATTCACAGAAGCAAAATCGGCGGTATGGGCTTGACTGGTAAGAAGCTCATCGATTTACGCCGCATTCGAGACGAGGGTGACTGGAAAGGACTAGTCGCCCTCGTTTTTGTATTCCTCACCTTGACCCTCATTTTTTATCGGCTGCCCGTCGGCATCGATTGGCGCAATGCTTATCGAGCCGCTCGTGATCTACGCCATTATGATCGCGTCGATTTTATCGGGATACCCTTTTCGTTATTGTTAGTGCCGCATATTTGGCTGCCATTGCGGCTCGCGAACGCCGTCAACCTGATGCTCAATTTCAGTATCCCGATGGTGCTGATGTACAAGTACAGGGTGGGCATAATCGGCATCTTGGCGGTTTATCTCTGTCCACCCTTCTTCGTACAGATGACGACCAACAATATCGAATGGCTACCCTTGGTTGGATTCTTGCTGCCACCGGTGGTTGGGACGGCGTTGATTGCCGTCAAGCCACAAGCATTAGGCGGGGTTGTCTTGATCTGGATCAAACGACGTGGGCTGAAGGTGCTTGTCTTATTGCCAATTGTGGCCTTGGTCACAGTTGCGGTGTGGGGATTGACACCGCTGCGCGTGATCCAGCAGGCGAAGACAAACGAGATGGTGTGGAATTACGCCCCATGGCCGGTCTTAATACCTGTGGGGCTGTGGCTATTATGGACGGCATGGCGCGAGGATGATGAGTTTTTGGCGGCTGGTGCGACACCGATGCTCGTGCCGTATATCGCCGGGTATACCTTGCCCGTGACAATCACGGTGGTAGCGTGCAAATACCCGAAGCTGGCTGCGGGTATCACGGTGTTGTTATGGTGGATGGTGGTGGTTGAGAATCGGCGTTATGGGTGACGATCATCGCGGCGGGGGTGTTGTGGTGGACAGGGACACGCCGCGCATCGGAAAAATACTGACATCATATCGCAAAACCTAACACCCTCTGCATACTAATTGCAGATTTCCTAAATTTGCGCGAAGTGGGTCTTTTTTGGCAACTATTGCCTCA